TCCATGATGGGGGTTAAGACAACGCAGGTGTGTAGTGATATGCCTCATGGGAGTGGCGTGAGTGATTCGACGGGTGATCTGGCATCTAAGATTTATGACAAAAAGAAATTGCTCGTAGAATTACAAAATGAAAACGAGTTGATTGATTTAGCGGTGGGTATGCTTCCGGAGGCCAAGAAGCTCATAATAGACACAAAGTATTTACAGGAAAATAAGGATGATTACGCGCAAAGGGTTCTGCGGAAGAATCACGGGCTTAGGAGTCGGGACAGCTATTATCGGCTGAAGGATGAGGCTGTCGAGGAATTGGCTAAGATGATGGGGGAGAAGAAAGGGGAATAATGTAAGAAGAATCTCGAAAGTCAAGAATGGATAGAATATCATAGGGGGTATATAATCCGTCCTTGATAAATAGTACAAATATCAAACAATATTCATAACTAAAACAATTGAAATAGTAAGAATTAACATGTTACACTCTAAGGGACAAAATAACAGACAAAATAAAGACGCTCTCGGCCTATAATGTGGCCCGGAGCGTCTTTTCTAATTTTCAGGGGGTAACTTATTGTGGATTGCAAATTATGCATTAGGCTGAAGTGTTGCCCAGATAAGGATAATCATCCTATAAATTGCGTTAGGTTTGTTGATTTTAAGGATGGTAAGAGGTTTAGAGCGGTCGATAAGGTAATGAGGCATAACAAAGGGGTTTGGATTGAGCCTGGATAAAGAAGGAAGCCCTATTTCTAGGACTTCTCAAAATATCTGATTCCCCATCTTAATTCGAGAGCCTTTATCGCAGTTTTCCTTAATCCCTCATTCATGTAGTATGCCTTATCCATAGTGTCAACCTGTTCTCCTTCATCGTTTGACCACGAATTACCTGCCCAAAGGCTGAATGCCCAGTATAAGGATGCTCTGTGACCGCTACCGAAATCGGTATCGAATATTTTACCCCATTTGATTTCACGGTGTTTTGGATTGATATGCTTCAGTGTTTTATTACGGAGTTCGGAGTCGGAAGTCATGATGAATACAGGTCCTATCCATTCGGTGTCAGTGATTAGCTTACCGGGGCATAGTGATTTGAAAGAGTCTAGGTGTTCGTGATTATTAAACATGTGTTATCCTCCTTACGAGCTGTCGGGCTACTACGCTAAGTACTCATGTTCTCGACAATACACCTTTCCGGTATCGGGGTTACGGGCACCGTAGGAGACGCAATCATTACATCCTTCGTGTGAGCATCTAACGGGTTTCCCCGGACCGATATATTCAAGCTCGTTAAGAAAACGGTCAGATAATTGGTTTTTACCTATAGAGCGCAGGTCAGACTCGACATTGCTTGCATAGCGGCCCAGGTAGTCAATGCCGAGAGATTTGATTTTTGTAATAGTGGATAAACGACTAGACAGTTGCTTGTCGATAAAACGAGTTCTTGTGCTCATCCTAATTCCTTCCTTCCCTTATTTTGGACAGTAGCTCTTTTAGCTTTGCGTACTCGGTATCTGTGAGCTGGAATGTTCGGCGAGTGCGTCCTGTTGGTTTGCGACCGGAGCCGGGTCGATATCCTCCGTGGGTTGATTTGTTGGTTTTCATGACTTGAAACTACCGCGTGCTGTGGCTGGATATTCTGCGCTACCCGGCCATATCGAGTCTATAGTGATCGTGATACCATCCCCGCTACGACCTGTGCAAAACTCATCTAGAGTGCCATGGCAAACCGTTTTGTACGAATCGATGATATGTGGAGCGTGAGGACCTTCTATTTTACAAAAGCTAGTCTTGTTAGATCCTGAAAAATTAAAGCTTGGCATTTTTAAAACTCCTTTTCCCCGCTCCTTACGAGCTGCCGGGCTGCATTAGGCAGGACCTTTGACCTGCTCTATTTGGCCATAACTTCGTAGTCGATCCCGTTTTTTCCGATGGCGTAGCCAACCTTTTCTCCCCAATAAAATCCTTCGTTGGCCACTAAGTGGTGAGCAAAATCTTCCTTAGCTTCGGCTATTTTCTGCTCAAGTGCCATGTAGTTCTCAGCCTCGATAGTGATGGTTTCGTCTACTCCAAAACATGGGCTACTTCCGTTTTCATCGACAAGGTACAGATTTACTGTTTGGGTTGCACTGGTCAGCGTGGATGTAATGATTAGTTTCATTTTTAAAACTCCTTTTCCCCGGCTCCCTTTGTAGCCTGTCGGGTTATTTACTACCTTCAAACTTGATCTTGATTTATTGTAACATAATCATGTTTTGATTGTCAACTACTTTTTCAAGTTTATTTAGGATGCTTGAGCTTAGTAATTAGCGTTGTAATGCAATGTTAATCGGTGAGCTTAGGGCAAGGGCAAGACTCTCTATTTGAGAGCCTTGAAGTATGCTTCTAGTGCCTCTGCTACTATCTTAGCCATTGCCTTGTTGGTGTCCTTGGAGTGCTGGTCTAATTGTTGTCTTAGTTCTAGGGATATTTTGGTGTTTAGGACTACTTGCATTGGGTTTCCTCCTTCGCCGGGCAATAGGTCCCCGGCTGACCTTGTGGTATTACTTCTGCACCCTACTTAAAGGATGTAGAGGCTAGATCAAAAGCTCTCTAGTTTAACACCATTTCGAGATATGCTTTTTCATAGTACAGGGGAAATGTGTTTTCTTTAGCTTCTTCTCTTCTTTGGATCTCCCTTTTGCAGTCAACCAACCATCTCTCCAAGGTTTCGATGTCCTTGAATTCAACGCAATTATCAATAGTACCGATAACATGTTCGTGGACGTACAGCTTAATTTTGTCTAGTGTCATCTTCTACATCTCCTTCTTAATTGAACCTTCCGCATCGTTCCAACTCCTGCTTCGCTTGGCTGTCTCAGATCATCACTCGACTGAGGGACGCTTTCGTTTGGCTGAGTTGGTAGAGGATGCTTTCGGTTCTTGATCTTATCCATAGTATATAGCTAGTTGGCTAGTATGTCAAGAGGTATTTAGGGATTATTTTAAATTTGTTTTGAGTTTGGTTTGGCATATATAGAAGTAATGTTTTAAGGGTGCTATTAAGTTATTGAGTGGAATGTATTGAATTGCTTATTAGTGGGCTTAGAATAGCATTGTAGGGATTATGGTGGGGTATTAAGGAGGGATGACTGATGGATATGGATTATGAGAGTAAGGAATATACAGATATGAAAGCTCAGAAGATGGCTATAGAAAAAGTTAGCGCGAACAAAATGAAAAAGATAATAAACGGGAAGATAGAGCAAGAAAATATGGTACTCGATTGGCTCCGTCTTATACCTACTATGACGATTGAGAAGCACGAGAAGTTAATCAAGGTTAATGCTAAAATTGAGGCATTGAAAGAATTGATCGAGGAAGTAGATATTTTAGATTAGATGGAAGGTGATTAAGTATGGCTTTCAAGCTTACGGTTAAACAGGAAAACTATGTACAGGGTTTATTTAGAGGATTGACTCAAAGGCAAGCATATAAGGCGGCTTATGATGCTGAGAATATGACAGATAAATCCATAGATGAGAAAGCTTGTGAATTGGCGGCTAACGTCAAGATATGTGAAAGGCTTGAACAATTACAAGATGAGATTAAATATAGGAACATGGCAACGGTCGAAAGAGTTGTTGCGGAATATGCCAAAATAGCCTTTTCAGACATAAAAGACTTCGTTTCGTTCAAGACTGAGAAGACAATTGTGGACACTGATGATGAGGGAAATCCTATATATGGATACAAACAAATAGTAGATGCCAAATCTTCTGAGGAAATAGATGGATCTATGGTGAATGAGGTGTCTATTGGCAAAGATGGGACGTTTAAGTTCAAGCTACACGACAAAAAAGGTGCATTAGATATGATCGGTAAGCACCTGGGCATGTTTGTAGATAAGGTTGAAGTAGATGCCGCTCAAACTATCACAATCCGCATTGAAGACACTGAATAATATATTATTTATAACTATTATATTTTAATAGTTGATATAATAGTGTCCTTCAGTGGTGGAATTAGCCCTTTGTATTATCATTTAGAGGGTGTTTTGAGAGGTAATAGCCTTAGATCAGCCTATAGGTTGATTCCGAATGTGACACTATGCCGTTGTGTCACATTCGTTTAGTGATCATGTGTTAGGACATGGCACAAAGCAAAGACTATTGGATATCCGGTAGCCAATGCTGCACAGATGAGAGTTGTGCTAGATGGCTGTCGCTCTACACTACTAGTCATTACCAAGGATGAGTATTGTCCTTGTCCTGCTCTCCCTGCTCTGCCCTATGGGGTATGTCTGATCTGCCGGACTGACCGGACACTAGGGGTAGGGGGACGGTACTAGGACCACCGAGGCATGGGGCCGGTATACCCCTCGTATATATGTATACCTATCCCCCTATCTCTCTCATTAATTCATCAACCATGAATACCTAAACCTCTCCTACAAAAACATAATCCACAAGTATATTCATACGAACACTTCCTAATAAACTCAATACATAAAGCATAACTCCAACATAAGCATGAACCCCAAACATAAAGCAAAGCCCAATACCGCATTCCAAATTTTGCGCGCTCAATTTTTATATATTTTTAGTAATGCCCTTTGCGAGAGTGAGGGGTGTTTGACGTTGGAATGGAACGACGTAAGCAAGACCCAAGAGAACTACTCTTAGTGTGACGACAAGCCAAAACCCTGTACCCCTTGGGGGAGTAAGGAAATATAGAGGTTGTGAATTATCACACTTGAAACGGCTAAGGCGGTGATGAAATTGGACGAAAAGTCTACAAAGTATTTTCAAAGGGATGTCAATGCGGTCATTATGCCAGTTATGTTTAGTAGGGAAAGACTGGGTAACGGGAGGGAATACATCACGGCTACCGACCCTGATACCGATAGGATTCTCTATGGATTCTTTAATAAATATCGTCCTCCTAAACCAGCCAAGGTTATCGAACTTGGTGTAGAGGGAGAACTGGATTCTGAGAAAAAGCCAAAGAAGAAGAGTTCCGGAAACAAGCTCACCTATGCCAAGTTGTACATCAGTGAGATACACAAGTACCCAAAGGATAAATTGAGTTATGAGTACGCTGGGATGTGCATGCACTTGGCAACCTATATCGAGTGGCATGATGGAAGTCTAGTCGTCGGTACTGGCAAGCGAAGGAAGCTAATGGAACGCAAGGACATATCAAAGGAGTTGGGGGTTAGTGATTCCACAACCAGGAGATTCGTTGCCAAGCTCGAAGAGTTGAAGTTAATCTCCAAGGTTGGGGATTCCTATAAGATGATTGGTAAGTTATTCGGCAAGGGAAAGGAGATAAATGTTACTCCTGATATTCCAATGAAGGGAGATGTTGTGCCTTGAAAAATCCAAAGGAAGTCCTAAAAGTTGTAGTTGAATTTGATGAATACGGATTACCTAAACTGCCTGGTGATGGCGAGTATCCAGAGTGGGTTGCTTATGCGATACAAGAGTGGAGAACTTCATTGATATCAGAGAAGAAGGCTTTGGGATTAAGTATCCCCGAATAATTAAATAAAGAGGAGTTGGCTTTAGATATGCCGATTAGAAGAGAAAAGATTACAACGTATGAACAGGCGTTTAGATTAATTCATGTTTCGGTGACAGGAAAAGCAATGTTTATAGTTAAGGATTTAGAGAAACAGGGACACAATGAGAAGAGTATTTCTTTTGCAATATGGAAGTCGTCGGAAAAACTATGCGGATTAAGAAATGACCCAAGGTTTGAGAGTATTTTTATTAACGAGATAAGAAAGTGGTCATGGCCTAGCGGTGATCCTCGATGGAAAGAGTTTCACAAGAAAAAAGAAGAAGAACTTAAAGCCATTGAATTAGATAAAATTGAAAAAAAGAGAAGAAATCAGGAACAATCTTACAAAAAGAGATATCCTGGTTTTATTTATTTTATACAGGGTGAATCCGGTGGTTCCGTAAAGATTGGATATGCCGCAGATATTACAAAGCGGATAAAGACATTACAGACAGGTTTCCCAGAAACTCTAATTATCGTTAAATCATTTCCGGGGAACATAAGCGATGAGGGCGGATTCCATGAAGAGTTTAAGGATTTTCGCATAAGGGGCGAGTGGTTTGATCCCATAGTATTGGAGAGTGCCGATATGGTTGTTGGTAAGATCCAAAAGGATAAGCAGTTTTGCTGCAAAAAGTGTGGTGGAGAGGAGTTAATGAATATCTTCGATGAAATGGGATTAGTTGGACGCGCTTGTGTGAGGTGTGGATTATTGGTGAAAGCTTAATCGTTCCTCCCTTAACCCCTTCTTCCAAACTTAAACCCTTGATTACAAGCCCAATTTCAGGAGGAAATAGCATGTCTGAAAACCGAGCATGTAAAGTATTTGATCCAAAAGACCCTACTTACGGCAAAACCAACTGCGCTTCATGCCTCGTATTCAACGGAACAACCTGCAAAGACGAACCCTATGTGATGGCAATACATGAACCCGCAACAATTATCCATACCGGATGGTGTAACCATGGCTAATATAGATATCTCTATTATTATTGGAGGTGATGCCAATGCCCAACATTGATATACGCATAAGTGCTAAAGTGTTCAACAAGATATACATGCCATGCCTAGAGACTGATTTCCGCTATGAAGTATACTATGGTGGAGCCTAGCTGGATCGGGAAAGTCGGTATTTATAGCGCAAAAGTACATCTATAAGATGCTCAAGCAAAAGATGAATCTGCTAGTCATACGGCAAACTGGTGATTCTAATAGAGATTCGACGTTCGCCTTATTAAAGCAAGTTATAAACGAGTGGAAGGTTGATCACCTGTTTGTTGTCCGCGAGTCTGATCTTCGCATAACATGTAAGGCAAACGGTAACGCAATGTTATTTAAGGGGTTAGACGATGTAGAACGTTTGAAGTCCATAACCTTCTCTAAGGGCGAGTTGACTGATGTGTGGATAGAAGAGGCTAGTGAGGTTGAAGAGTCAAGTTTTAACCAACTAGACATTAGGCTTCGTGGAGGAAAACAGAAGAAACAGGTCATTATCTCCTTCAATCCCATTAACATAACTCATTGGCTTAAAAGGTTTGTCGATGATAAGCAAGAGAATAAGATGTCACTACATACCACCTACCATGATAATAAGTTCATTGACGACGAATACAAGGCACTCTTGGAGTCATACAAAGAAAAGGACCCTTATTATTATGACGTATATGCTTTAGGTCAGTGGGGAGTTTTAGGCAAAACCATATTCAATGCTCACAAGGTCAATGAACGTCTAACCCTAGTCCGAGACAGATACCCGGTCAAGCAAGGTTCCTTTACTTATGATTATGTGGGAGAGAGAATAGTAGAGTCATCTATTCGTTGGGTAGAGTCTGACGATGGCTATATAACAATCTACGAGGATGTCATACCCGGCCTAACCTATGGCATTGGTGGAGACACATCAGGAGATGGATCAGACTACTTCATAGGTCAGGTTATAGACAATACATCAGGTAAGCAGGTAGCGGTACTTAGGCATCAATTTGATGAGGACTTATACGCAAAGCAAATGTACTGCTTGGGTAAATACTTCAACTGGGCACTCATTGGTATTGAGACA